GCGCGGCAAAGCCTTCCTTGATCATGTGAAAAAGGGCAAGTGGGTCTCAATCGAGGGCAAGGCCAAAGTCAACAAGTGGGAGAAGGACGGCGTTAAGCGACAAGATGTAGACATCATCGTTGACAATTGGCGCTTTGTGGGGCCTAATGTGCAGACCGAAAGCACATCTATTGGAGGCCAAGCAACATGGAACCCAACCGACAAGAGATGGCCTTAGGCTCAGAGTGGCTCATCATCTCCACCGATGAGGAGCTTGACGCTCTGATTACCGACTTGATGGAGAAGATTGACGATGAGCACGATGATGACGAGTCTCTTGACGAGACGTGGGACGCCGAAGACCAAGCTTGAGGCTTTTGCCGAGCTGATCTTAGGCAATCGGGAAAAGTGGAGACTTCACGCGATGAGGTGTGGGGCGCTGGAGTCTGAGGCTGATGATGTAGTCTCTGACTCGCTCACCTATCTCTGCTCAAGGCCACATTTCGATCTGACTGAGTGCCTTATGAGTGTGACTGTGAGGTGTAGAGCGAAGAATTGCGCCCGCGCGCGTTGCAGTAATCCTATCGGTAGCGTTAACGATTTAAGCGTGACCAAGAAGCGCTGGTCTACCATCGACCAAGAGATGCTCGTCAGTGATCGCCTAGAGCTGATAGAGCTGTATGAGCAGGCATTAACGGACATTGAGAAGCGCTCAGCCGAGTACCGATATGCTGAGCTTCTGCGCGCTTACTGCTCCGACCCAACCATCTCCGTTGTGCAAGTGGGGAGAGACTTAGGTATTCTTCCCGATACTGCTGCGGGTGCGATGAGGCGCATGAGACTTTATCTGCAAAGGGAGGCCGAATATGCCAAAGCCTAAGAGTGACCTCAAAGGTCTTGCTTCGCGTGAAGCAGGAGAGACTAATGAGAATGTCGAGACAAGCGCGCGCGTGAAGACAGGCCCCAAGGCGTCCCGCAACGCTGAGAAGCTAGAGGAGGTCTGTCACCTACTCGCCAAAGGTCACAGCGTTGAGGCTGCGTGTGTCGGCGCCAACCTCAAGCGGAGCACCTTCTACCGCTGGCTTGACACAGATGAGGAGCTGCGTGACCGCATCGAGGACGCCAAGATCGCAGGCGAGGGTGCGATGATCTCAGAGATGCGCTCACTCATTGACGCGCGCCAAGACTGGAAAGGGCTTGCGTGGCTCTTGGAACGCCGATGGCCCGAACGCTACAGCGCCAAGCGTGAGATCGAGGTGAGCACTAAGCAGCTCAACGGCAACGCTGAAGTGATGGCGATGATCGAGCAGACCAACGAGATGCTCTTTCCCAAAGGTGAGGGCGAGGGCGATGATGATTGATAAGGTGTACATGCCCTCAGACCGCCTCCTCAACGGCATGCAGTTCCTCGCTCCTCTGCGTGGTGAGGTGCCTGAGCTATACACAGCGGTCATCTATGGTGACAGGCGTCTAGCGGTGCGCTCCCCAGAGTGGGTGGAGGAGCCTCGCGCGCGCCTCACCTGTGAGCTCCCTGCTCACATCGATGTGAGAGTGTATGGTACTGATGTCAACATCAGCAGACTGATTTATCACACATACCAAGACAGGCTGACCGCTTGGTCGCGCATCGTTGAGGAGTTCCTAAAACTAACCCCTCCCCATCAACACTGACAGGGAGGGGTGAGTTAATGGCCACCACAGCCAAGGCGCTCGACAACACAAACCGAGCAAGGTGAACAATGACACAAGACCTCCTTAAGATCAAGCACCCATCTTTTCCGCAACGATGGAGTAAAGAGCAGATGGAGGCGGGCGCTGTTCGTATTCATCAGCGCTTTCAAGGCCTCCTCCTCTCGGTGATCGAGAGTGCAGATTGGGCCAACTATCGGATCAGCGCTGACCCCATCGAGGCGGGGCGCCCTGCTTGGCCCGATCCAGGTAAGTATTGTGATCTCGTTTTGGCGCGGCGCTCAGGTCATGTTGAGGTGGCGCTTGAGATCAAGACCCGCCACGCAGGGGTCAATGAGAACCCAACCGACCTCATGCACAAGGTGCTCGATCAGATGGGTACAGCCCTCCTTGATCTACAGCGCGCAGCTCATGAGGCCAACGCGCTATGGTGTGTGGCTCTCGGCATCTATCGCGTCAACTTCCAAGCGATGGCGATCTCTCATGCTTCTGAGTGGTCTGATGTGGTCTTGGTTTGGGGACGTGATATTGGGCGCGACTCGCCTATGGCCTCGATGAGGTGGGGAAGCCTAGACAGCTTGGACGCCTCAATGTGTTCCTACACTGAGCCGAGCAAGTTCTTTGAGGTGTGCGCTCTCCCTCGCAAGCCTGCGCCTGTAGTCGAGATCAAGCCCACCAAGCCACGCTCCCCGATGGATGACCTCGTTGAGCTCTCCTCTTGGGTGGAGCTCCTGCCGAGCATGAGAGCGGCGATCAAGATGTTGGCTGAGTGGCCAAAGGGAGCCTTGCTACCTGTGAGGACTTTTGCGCGCGGGTATATCACCGATGATGTGGGCGTCTATGCAATACAACATCAAGTGCTTAACCTTGTTGAGGCGGGTGTCGTCACAGGCTACCGCAAAGGAAAGAAGTCTCACGCGCTGTCTCTCAATGTCGAGCGCTTGAGAGAATACTTAGGGGAGGCATGATGAGTGATGAGGAGCGCCCATTTATTCTAAACGACCTACAGCGTGAGGTCATTACAGGCATAAGGCGTAAAGACCAAGTGATCGCCGCGCGCTGTGGGTGGGGATCGGGCAAGACCTCCTCTCTCATATTCGCGCTGTGGTTCATCGCCAAGACTCGGCCTGGCACTACCTCACTCTTGGTCACTGACACCACACCTCGTTATAACTCGGTGCTCATGCCTGAGATCGAGAAGTGGTTAGCACCGCGCGGGTGGGTCTACAATCACACGCTTCATAAGTGGACAGACACCCACACAGGCTCATCTGTGCTCTGTCGCTCCTACTATCGCCCAGGCACACGCGACGCCTCACACAACCCTCTTGAGGGTATCAACGTCACAAGCGGTGTAGCTCTCGTTGACGAGTGTCAAACCCTCGGGCCCGAGGTAGCACATAAGGCGCTTGGGCGTCTGCGCTCTGGCCCTCAGCCTACTCTCATCTTGGTGGGCTTGCCTGTCTCTGACGCTTGGTGGGTGCAGATGGCAGAAGACGCAGAGTGTTCGCCTCTCATGTTTACCTCATACGTCAACGAGAACAATCTGAGTGAGGCGTGGTTTGAGGCTACTAAACTCCTCCCCGATGATGAGCGTGAGGCTATGGTGCTTAACAAGCCCAAGCCTCCAACAGGTCTCGTCTATCAAGAGTTTGACAGCGAGCGCCATGTGATCAAGGACTTCTCTTATCGTGAGGAGATGACAGGGCGCATCGCTATTGACTGGGGCTTCCGCAAGCCCTCGGTGATCATCATGGCTTATGATGAGGAGCGACAGGCCACCATCATCACTCATGAGATCAACCCTCAAGAGGTGACGATCAGGCAGCTGAGCGCGCTGATACTGCGGGTGGCTTGGCCTCGCTCGCTTAAGCACCTCGCCCCAGGCCCTCGGATATGGCTTGATGAAGGTGTGGCTGACAAGGCAGGCAAGGCGCGCAACGATCAGACAGGGCGCTCTGCTTTCCGCGAGATCGCCAAGGGCATCGATGAAGGTGGCATCGGCCTACCTCTGCGCTTTACGACTGACCCTGTGAGGACTGATATACTCAATGGTGTGCAGCGCCTCAAACGCGCTTTCAATCGTAATCGCTACCTCATCGTTGAGGAGGTGTGGAGGCAGGGCGAGCGCGCCACAGGCAACAGCCTCCGCAAGGCCCTCATGAGCTACGCTTGGGATAATAAGGAGCAGCCTAAGAAGGATGGGCGCGAAGACCCCTTAGATGCTCTGCGTTATGACTGCATCTTCCATTATTGGGCTGATGAGGTGAATAAGAGTAAGTACACTCCAAGAGCTAAGCCCAACCGCACAAGGCGCGCGGGTATCTCCACCTCACCTCGGAGCTTCTGATGCCTGATCCTTCTATCCCGCCAACGCTGATCGAGAAGGCGCTCGATCCCAACAACCTTGTGGCTGTGGTCACACTAGCCTTCCTCTATATGTTCTATCGCTTCACCTCCAAGCGCTTTGATCTGGAGCAGGAGGAGCAGAAGGAACTGATCGACCACATTGATCAGCTAGAGAAGCGTATTGATAAACTTGAGGCGATGATCGAAATCTTGAAAGAGAAGTGATCAGTGCTGTGTTATGTATATGATCGGTCATGATTAACACTGATTAACATCGGCGCTTTGGGGGCAACATGACCGATCAGTCTCTCTCGTTGTTCGTTGATGAGATCGTGTGGACTTGGTGCGGTCGATGTAAGAGGATGATGCCAGCTGATGGCGAGCATTACTTTCTTACATCGGCCTCGCTTTGTTCAGACAATAGTGAACCTCTTGACTTAAGCGTGTTTCAATCAAAGGGTGAGTGGCCTACACTTGACAACGCCCAAGAGAAACACGACACTGCTGATTGACGTAATGGAGATAGCTGACGATTGATGGAGGATTTATCCTTAATCATCGAGGGCTAAATGAGAAAGCTCGATTATCAATCAGAGCCAGGTGAGGCACCACGCCATATGCGCGCGCTTCACCCTCGCTTCTCGGTGAGGGGGATCAGCGGCACTCAGTTGAGCGGTGGGGTTCTCACGGGATATGAGCGAAACCCGAGCCTCACAGGGCTCAACTGGGTGACTGAAGCTGAGGATATGCTGAGGACTGACCCTGTGGTCAGACGCTCTTGGCATATGCTTAGGCAGACACTACTCAGCGCGACTTGGCGTTGGGAGAGTGCTGATGAGGAAGATCCAGCTTGCAACGAGCTCGCGCGCTTTGCCAATGAGGCTTGGGGTCTTGATGGGTATGCAGGGCAGACAACCCTGTCATGGGAAGAACAGCTCAGCTACCTGCTTGAGTTCGTTCCTTTGGGTTATCGCTATGCTGAGGAGGTCTACCGAGTAGGCCTCGATGAGAACGGCAAGACGCGCGTGTGGCTCGACCAT